TCGCATCGCGTTCAATCTGGAACAGAAGTCCCTTGAACTTCTCAACTGACCAACGACCGTTCGAGTCAGTGTCAAGATCAAACGTACCGGCTGAGGTCGTGTTGTTTTGAGCACCGGCAGAAGCCGAATAGTTGATTGTACGAATTACTTCGCGGTTAATTTCAGCAAGAATTTCCGAAGAAAGAATATTGCTAAGTTCGGTTTCAGCGTCGAGACCGTGGATCGCTTTAAGATCCTGAGCAAGTTCCATCGTGTACTCTGCTTTAAGAGCGCGAGAAACAGCAGTAACAGCAATTTTCTCAATCGAGAAAGCCATTTCTTGCCAAGCGTTCGCGGTACCGTCGCCGAGGGCTTCGCTTTCAGCAGTAGACATACCAGGCGCAACTGAATAACCAGTTCCGTTGATCGCACGATCAGCAGGATCCGTACCAGCTTGAACCGTACCAGCGGCACCGTTCGCAGTCGCGCGAGACGCCGTATTACCAGCCGCACTAGACGAGAACGAAGTATTAGCTTCGTTAAACAAAGCTTCCGTTCCAGCTTGACCAGTATAGCGAGAGCGCATCGCAAAGATAAGACCGGTGGGGCCCGTCATGGGCTGAACACCAGCAACATCATAAGCGATAAGATTAGGCATCGAACGGCGAACCAGACTAATAAGAACTGGATCAAACGTATCAACACCAGAACCCGTCGCATTGACGGGCGCCGCTTCGCCTAACAGCGTGGGATTAACAACTTGCTGCCCAGCTTGTTCGCGGGCCGCGATTTCTTGGTTTTCTAAGAGCGTGGCGACACTGGCTCGTTTATGTGCATCTTTGATTTCGGGGAGATCGGGATGCTCAAGTACGGGCTGCCACTTCTGTTGAAGTTCATCGAGATTATACATTAGATTTCTCTCCTTTTAGAAATTTTATTCATTATTCATTATGTTTATTATTTATACTTTTTTACTTTTTGATGCTTCTTGAAATGGCATTAGTATATGCCGACATAGAGCCATCTGCGGGTTTATCATCTTCAATTACTAGAGGCTCTTCATCGCCAGTCTCTATAACTTCTTCCGAAGGGAAGTAGTTTTCTTTAACTGTATCAAGCTTTTCTTTATAGTCTTCATCGTCTATAAATTCAATACCATCAGACAACGAACGTAATTTTTCTGTCTGAGTTTCAGAAAGACCCTCGCTTACGTTTTTGAGAATCTTATGCTTCTTCATCTCATTAAGACCTTTACTTAACGAAATGTTCTTTTCCATTTCTTCATTAACCGAAGATTCTAGTTCTTGCACTTTACTGGCAAGTTCGTCAACTAGATCGGTCTTCTCTTCTGGAATGTCGATATAGTTTTCAGTGAATAGCTGGCGTAGACCCTGCATGAAATTCTCTGTAATTTCACTACGAATTCCTTGCTGAACGGCAAGTTCGTTATCTTTAGTCCACTCTTCTACAACATACTCTAGATAATCATCTAGGCGCGTAGAAATTTCTTCAGCCATAACTTCTTTTTCTGCTTCTACTTCTACATCAAGATCAATGCATACGGTCTCAAGCACTTCGTTGATCTTAGATACAACAGCGGCTTCAAAGATGGTCGTCGCAGAAGTTTTGAATTCCTCAGTAAGGTCTTCATCACCGAAGAGGGCCTTAACGTCATCACTAACGTCGATGTCTTCTTTGGTAACTTTCTTAACTTCTTTAACATGAGATTTGACAACTTCTTTTTCGTCATCATCAGAATCGTCATCTTCATCATCATCAGCACCGAAAGCGGCGTTGATTTTACCCCAGTTGGAAGCAATGTCATCTTTCTTCATGCCCTTCATGGCACCAAGCATAGCATTAATCATTGCAGTTTTAGTCTTAGGCAGAGCGACTGCTTCTTTGACATTTTTCTTAGACTCTTCTGCTTCTTCTTCTTCGTCATCAGAATCGTCTTCAACATCGTCCGAATCGTCTTCTTCATCTTCTTCTGCTTTAACTTTAGCTTTAGCTTCTTTTTTGACGGCGGCTTTCTCTTGGAGACCACTGTCACTTTCGTCCGTGGTGATTACTTCCCCATCGAGGATTTCGTCAGCCTCGGCTTGCATTTCTAGTTCTTGGTCTGACATTAGAACACTCCTTGATAAATTTATATCTTTATTCATATAACATATTTATAATTTTACAATTTTGAGAGGAAGTTCTCAAATACTTTTAACTTCGCAGTCTCTAAATTTTTCTTAGAGGCTTTTGAAACAGTCTGTGCATAAGCAGCAATATCAGACTCTTTAATAATACCATTATCCCATATCCACTCTTTACCTTCCATAATACCAGAAACAAATGCGCCTGGTGCAGAAGGATCAGCTACAATATCGGCAGCAGTGGCGAGATAGAAATCGTTTTGGACTTCAGACTTTCCACCCTTCTCTTTAAGAGAACCCATACCTCTAGAACTAACACCCAATTGAGCGCCTTCGTCCATCAAACTCTTTACGATTTTACCGTATGGGGTTTCGCACATGATCTTGGCTTTACCAATAAAGTTAGAACCATCCTGTTTCAATTCTGTGATTAGATGTGAAACTCTTTCTAAATTGATAGTAGGGCCTTGAGGATGACCAAGTTCTCCGTATGCTCGTTTTTTGTTGATATACTCTTTTGTATATCGTTTAGATTCTCGTGCTAGAACTTCTGAAGGATATACACGACCATTCCTGTTTTTAATATCCCCTTGCATGAAGATACCTTCGATGAAGTAATTCTTTGCCCCATCTTTCTTTTCTTCAAAGAGATATTTAACGTCTTCCGTGACTTCGCATATAAGCTTCATTTACTTTTCCTTAGGTTGAATGCGCAATAGGCGTTAGCTTGACTTCAGCATTCGCCGCAAAGATTTCATCTGTAGAAGTCTTTTCTAATCGAACATTTCCGTTTGGGGGAATATTGAATGAACCAACTGTTGCTGCACTAACTGCATTGTCTACTACTGTAACTAGCCTAGAAGTAGTACCAACATTCTGTACTAGAACTACTGTAGAAGATGAAATGTTATTAGCAGTGGCGAGTGTTGTTGCAGCAGCAACTTGTGCGCCTTTAAGTTTTAATGCCATTATTTCTTACCTCCAAAAGCTAAGTCCATCATTTTCATGAAGTTTTCTGGTGATTTATCAATATGGGCTTTACCTCTTACTGCATTCTGCTTATTAACTTTTTTAAACATATTGACAAATGCACTTGCTGTAAATAGATCAACCTCTAAAGTTTTTCCATTAGCAAACTTTACTTTACTCATGGATTTAGTCTTGACAATCTTTTCTAAATCAGCAAATACATCTTCAGAAAGTTCTTCAACAATTATATTAGATTTAAAAAAATCTCTAAACGTTTTCATCAGATTTCCCCTCTTCGGTATCCATAAAATTATTGGAAACTTCCACTTTTTTTATTTCCATAGCATCAGACATCTTATCCTTTAATATACTATTAACAGCGTTTTTAAACCCGGCTGTATCTTTTTGCATAACAAAGTTTACTGCATCTTTAGTAGTATATTCTGCCATTATTACTGCTCCTTATTCATCATTATTTATAATAAATTGTTGCTTTATAGCTGATTACTTTCAAATTCATCTTCATCATCTTCTTCTTCGCCGCCACCCTCGGCTTCAATTTCTTTTTCGATATCCTCAATTTCATCTTCTGTCATTCTAAGGACATTCTTTTTGATCCAATCATCAGAGAAATATTTACCAGCAAATTGATCAACATCAGCTAAAACGGTCAATCTATTTTGCATAATCTCCGCATCTTTAAGTTCTGCGAAATGATTATCTTGTATATAATCAAAATAGATTTTATCTTTAACATCATTCCATTCTGATTTAGTCATTATACCTTTTAGCAACAACTGCTTTTCAAGAATAATAAAGAATATTTCAGAAAATTTCATACGTAGTCTAGAGATGAATTTAGCAAATTTAAGTTCATCTCTTGTTATCTCAGATGCTCGACCTAAACTAAACTGATTTTCTTGATCTAAACGTGATACTGGAACATTGAGTGATTCGTATAACTTCTTTTGGAAGTATATGACATCATCAAGTTCACCAAGATTTTGACCACCAGGTAGTGTAGTAATTTCAGTACCACGGCCGCCTTCGCGCCGAGGCAACCAATAATCTTCAAGCATCGTTAGAAATTTACGATCATCACGTACAGCGCCTGTTTCAGCGTCATATACAAGCTTATTCTTGTGCTTAGCCATCATATCACGAAGATACTGTTCTGCTTTACCCTTAGGTAAATTACCAACATCA